GAGAGCGGCAGTATTTGGGTAAAATTTTCGATTATGCACAATGAAGTAGTTTGACTTGTACAGAAGATTACTTTTACCCTTGAGCTCTTCAAAGTCATCTTGAGTTCTAATAGGAACCTCAGTTATCACTCCGTGGTCCAAATAATCAAGTTTAAAATCACTTAACTCTTCTGAGGAACTTCTACTTCTTAAAATGTATTTAATAGATTTAGACTTTAACTTTTTAACAAATTCAGGGGAATGATCATCAGTAATGTAGTAAACAAGCTCAAGAATATTTTTGCTATAATTATTTATTACTTCGTCACTAAGAGCTCGATTTGTAATAATTGAGCAAGGCCCCTGTTTTAACTGCTCTATTAAATTGTCTTCATTAAAGTTTAAATCCATTCTAACTATTATAGAAGAAATGCCCATTTTATTAGGATCTATTAAATGACTTAAATTCGATTCAATTCTCCTACGGTTATATGAAGCACCAATTTTTAAAGTTCTATATTGCCATTCTGGATCGCTTTCATCAAATAAATTTAATTTCTTTAACACTGCTTTAGTTATTTCTTCGGGTTTGACTGTGTTTATACTCTTAGGAGATTCAGAAGGGTTATAGGAAGGTCTTTTTAGGGAGCTCTCACCTTGAAGAATAGTAATATCTTCAGGCTTAGACCAGTAAGGCTTAAACTGACCTACGTAACAGTTCCTAGGAAAAACAACTACCATTTTTTTTCCAAAACCTGATGCTACATGAGAGGACTCGTTATTAACACTTAGATGAAGTAAAGACTTTTTAATTATATAACTTCTTTGATTGAAATCACATTGCCCTACGGTTATATAACATCCCGGGATAGGCTCGCATCCTTTAGGACCTAATTGAACTATTTTTATACCCTCTTTATCAAGTCTCGGGGCTAAAGATTCCAACACTATACTCCAATGATTATAGGCCATTGCATCTGTACCTAAAGAAGAAGTGTCTAACGTTATAAATTTATCTACAGCCAGAGGAAAATATTTTTCATACACTTCTGGTAGATCTATTTTCAAGTCATTTTGTAAAGCGTAAGATTCTAAAATGTGCATAAATATTCCTTACTTACTAAGTCTTTGTCGTTATGAATGTAATTACTTAATTTTTGGGTGCTTAAATGTGGAGTAAAAGCAATTTCGAAAAGCCCTCCGCTATCCCCTATACCCTCAAGATATAAAGCGTTGTCAAACTGTGAACTGTATGGAATAACAGAATGGACATATTGATTACCTAAAACGATAGGAAAATTTTCAGGTTTAGTCGCTACGTATAAATTGTAATCTGGGTATTTATTTTTTATAGATTTAAAAATAGAAGTCGATAAGAAAACGTCCACCTCTGACTCAGGAATTACATATACTAAACGTTTACCTTCATCATCTTCATCTAAATAATCTTTAATCTTAACTGGAAAATATTTTTCGTTATGTTCTCTAGCTACTTTTCTGAAATAGTCTTCAACTTGAGAGCGAGGTATTTTATTAGACAGAGAATTCATCCAAGTTTTATACCCTTCATCATTTACATGATTTTCTATATTTAGGATTAATTTGTAGAGAGACATTACCCATTCTGAATCATTCTCTACATCAGGAATTATAGCGTTAGGAAAATTTCTTTTTTGCTTCTCTGGATCCTCATTTTTAAAATCATAATTTTTACTAGGAGTGTTATCTATAAAGTCTTCAAATTTTTTGCCAATAGACTCCACAGAAAAGTTGTCATAAGCCCAAGTACGGGCTTGCTTACCCATCTCTTTAACTTCTTCCGGTGGCATGTTATAAACTTTATCAATAGATTTAGCTATAGATATAGGACAGGTGGAAGCTTTTCTAAACTCTGTTTGATGCTCTCTATACTCAGTCCAGTCTAAAGGTATCGAAGCTGAACCTTCTTCACAACTTTCTTCACCGCAACTGTAATCTGTGACTAAAGTTATTAGCTCAGTTAATTTAGCCTCTTGGATAGGTATTTCCTGACCACCACTCGTAAAAGGGTGACAGTAAACATCCATTAAATTATATACTTCATTCAACTGTTCCTCTGACACACCAAAACCTACACTGGTAGTTACTTGAGTTTTTTCAGGATAGCAAGCGGGACATTGTTGATTTTCTCCTGCGTAGGGTTTTACTTGATAACCCGAGCATTTTTTACAAACATAAGTTGTTAAAATTTCATCTACTGGAATCCCGTACTCCTTAGCTAAAGATTGAATGTTCCATCCTTCTTTCCAGTAAGTGTGTAGGAGTAGGTAAGTTTTACGTTTAGGTTGATGTATTTTTTTCCATTTCGCATAACCTTCCAGTAGGTTGGGTACAGATTTTCGAAGCTGGTTTCTAAAAACAAACCCTATTACGAAAGCATCTTCTTCTATATTATTATTATTTCTTAGCTCTTTTCTTTTTTCATCAGAAAGTCTATAAAAATTAGAAGTATCAATACAGCCATGCATCGTTTTAACATGCTTGTGACCCATTTCATTAAGAGCTTTCGTTGCAAAAGAACTCCATATCCAATAATTTTCTATTTTAGGAGCGTTTTTAACTGCTGATGGTAGAATTGGTAATGAATCTAAGGTGGTCCAGATAACAGAATTTATTTTTTTAAACCAAGGTTTATCGATTGCGAACTCAGTTCCCCAAATATCCTGAACACCAAAATAGAAATCTGGCTTTTCATCTGTAACCACTTTATCAACTAAGTACCCCCCATAACTAGCTACTCGCGCTTGTCCCGCGTCTTGGCCTATCCTACTTCTTTCCGCAGGATCAGACGGTAGAGTACCAACAGATTTCCACGGTGTAGCTTTTAGAGCTGCGTTAGAATAATCAGTACCACAGCAATACTGTACTATTTCATATTTTTTTGTTTTATACAGATAAGATAAAAGGGCCTTAGCATTTCTGCCAAAGCCCGTTTTAGCTAAACTAGAATCAGTTTGAAATAATAGTTTCTTCTTCATTACCACGGGATATCATCAGTGTTTCCACTCTGATTATTATCCATGGTAGAGTCAACTTTTTCTACTTTTTCCTGAGAAGGTATAAGGTTTTTGCTGTAATCGCTAGGAGCTTTATTATACTCGTTAGAGTTTTTATACTGCTGACTTTGTTCAATAGACTCCAAAGAGTAATTGTTAATTACTGTTAAGAGGTATTGCTTAAGCAAACGACTTTCCTCAAATTTGAAACCAATCAAAAATGATTTATTGGTTCCGTCTGCAGAATTACTTTGAGCTAGTTTAAAACTGTACCCGACCTGTTTTTCATTTTGAAGGTACGGGCAGAATGTGAATTTTGTATTCCTGTCTTTATTTCCGTGATAATTACTGTACTCACCGGCTGTTTCAATAGCGTGTACTAAGCCAGCTACCTCAGTCATATTGAACTTAGAGTTAGCTTTTTTATCTGGACCTGAGCCTCTGAATGTTCCGGTCCTAGTGTCACTATTCCAACCAGACTGTTTTACAAAATTGACCCATACAGCCTTATCTTTTTTATTGTATGAAAAAGAGCAAGCTGCACCAGTGTTTTTTGGATTAGGTTTGTAGAATTGTAGCATAATATATTATTTTATTTTTTATGGGTTTGTGGTTGAGAAGTCAAGCTTATTTACCTTTTAATTGACTTAACTTCATGTAAATTTTTTGATCTTGGACTTTGGCTTTATTTGCAAATATCGTATTTCCTTCTTTGACTACTCCTTGAACAATAACAATATTACCTTTCTTTGGCAAGTCTCCGTTGTTGGAAGCTTTACATATTTCAATATTATCTTTCTTTTTTTGAGTAAAAATCATAGCGTTGCATTCCGCTGACTCATCTTTAATTGTCATTTTAAAGTAAGGAGTACCTTTCTTACTCTTGCTTTTAAACGTATCTTCAATCGTCCCGATGAAGGTAACAGTAGATCCTTCAGCCTCATTCAAGGAATCCTCAATGGTTGTAAGGTGGCTATATTCGGGGCTAACATCTTTAAGTCTTTTCCCATAAGTATATCCTAAGAGAATATTTTCATAGTACCAGTTTGCGAAGTCTTCATTTCTGCTATTTTTTTCATAGATATCTTTAAAAGGGGTAAAGTTTTTCGCAATGGTGTCCATCCGAGACTCTTTTATGATAGGGTTCCCTTTTATATCCTTGAGCTCTTTATAAAGTACTCGGACTATCTTTGCTAAATCGTAGTTATGTTGCTCTGCAATGTCAAAAGCGTACCCTTTTTCTTTTTTCGTGAGTATGTTCCATAACTGAGCCTCTGCTACAAGACGACTTCTAGCTACATTCATGTTGCCATCCAAGGCTCCAGCTTGTATTAAAGATGAGAGAATCCCAACACCAATACCCGCTTCGCTGGCACCTTGAAATACATCAAATTTACTGGAATATTTATCTTTAAATGACTCTAATTTTTCTATTGATTTCTCTGCTATACCTTTAATTGAAGTTAAACCAAACCTAATATTTTCTCCTTCAATTGAAAAATCCATTTCTGATTTAAGTAAATTAGGCCCCAAAAGTTTTATTCCTTTTACCCTAAGCTCTCTTGATATCTTAGATATTTCTTCTAGAGGTTTAGGTTCAAACTTTGTCATCTTCAGTAATGACAAATAAAATTCTTTTTGGTATTTAAACTTTAAGTAAGCTGTGGCAGCAGTTAGAGCAGCGTATGAAACTGAGTGGGATTTATTGTAAGAATAATTAGCTGAATCTTCAAGGACTTTCCATAAAACATCCCCAATTTCTTGATCGAGACCTTTCTCTTTTACCTTATCTTTAATCTTCTTTTTCCATTTGCGGACTTCTGAGACTTTTTTCTTGCCAACAATACGTCTAAGTATTTCTGCTTCATCTAAAGTAAAGCCGATTTTGTAAGCCATTTTCATCAACTGCTCTTGATACAAAGCAATCCCTCCAGAATAACCAAGAATATCATCAAAAAACTCATGTATAGGCTCGTAAATACCATCATTAACGTATTCTGCGTACTGGTCAATGTAGTCCATTGCCCCGGGGCGAGCTAGAGCCAACACTGCGCTAAGATGCTCAAATGTTTTTGGTTTTACTTTAACGCAGGTTTGTGTCGCTAGATCTCCTTCAATTTGAAATAGACCGCTAGGAAGGCCTTCCTGCATCCCTGCATTTAATAACTCATATATCTCAGGGTTATCTAAGTCAATAGTATCAGGATATATATCTATACCTTGTGATTCCCTGATAGTTTTACAACATTCAAAAACCACAGAAGAGGTTCTAAGACCTAATACGTCTAGCTTAACATTAAATTTATTAACCCAATTAGCTTCGAAAGCAGAGACAGGCTCTTTTGAAGAGTCCAATTCACAAGGACAGCTATCTAAAGTTTTCTCATAAGATAACATCACAGCCGAAGCATGCACCCCTTTATTTTTGATTAAACCTTTTATTTTTTGAGCTATCTTGTAAACCTTCGGGTTCTGGGAGCACCATTTATCAAATTCTTCTACTTCCCCCCTAGCTTCCGCAATATCCATAACCTGCCCAAAAAGTTTTGGAATCATACCTGAAACATGATTCATTTCAGTTTCATTCTTGTCAGACACCACTTTCCCGCACTCTTTCATGACTAATTTACCTGAGAGAGTATTGAGAGTAAGAATTTTAGAACTATATCCAGAAAACTCTTCTTTGAGGTACTTTAAGATTTCTTGCCTACGGTAGTAACATACATCGATATCTACATCGCACATTAAATCTCCATCTAGATAGGTTACTCCATCAACTACATTTTTCTTGGCTCTAGCTTTTGATACGAATCTCTCAAAAAATAAATCATATTTAATAGGATCGATAGATGTAACATGAAGTAAGTAAAGCGTTAAGCTTCCGGCTGCTGAACCTCGCCCTAAACCTAAAGGGATATCTTTGTCTCTACAAAATTTAACGACTTTCCACACAAGTAGCATGTAATCAACGAAACCAAGCTCTTCGATAAGGGCAAGTTCCCTTCTCATTCGGTTGATATAGTCATCTTTGTTCTTTTTACCCTCCAGTTTTAAATCTTTAAACCGTTTAGTGCATAGAGCTTTCAGAAACTCTAAATTAGAAACAGATTTATCTACACCGTACTCTTTAAAATGTTTATCTTCAATAATAAATTTAGGAAGCCTAACTCCATGTAATGGTAAATTTAAAGGTTCAAACCTATTTGAAAAATTAAGTTTTTTTTCTGCGTTTTCTTTTTTTGGATGAGTCGTCACCGTCATTTTCTTCTATGAGTTTCTTAAGTTTTCCAAGAGCTGTCAGTATAGAATCTTTTGACTCTGGTTTCGTGCTGTAAAATACGTTTACGGTATCTGTTTCTTCACCTTCCTGTAAGGTGAACACAATATACTGGATGTTGTCTTCTTGAAGTCTGTCTGTTATGTCGTATACAAAGTCTAAACTAGCCATATTTAATTATAAAGACTAGCAGGTTTGTTTAAAAATCTATCTGGTACTTAATTTTATCCCAAACTTTTAAATTGAGCTCAAGATCTACTAGTGCATCATGAAGTCTAGCATAATCATGCTCTATCGCGTAAGCTTTGCCCAAAGCACCCAAACTTGTTTTTAGACCTTTTTTTCTAACACTGAGCATTTTCATTTGGAATTCAAAAAGAGAACTCCCACTTTGTTCAAAACCGTAGTCTACAGCTATAGATCGAGCAAAAGATAGAGTATCTATCACCTTAAAAGGTAAATGTTTGTAAGGTTTTCCATGGAGCTTGTACCAATCTCTTAGAAGGTATATATCAAACCCTAGAACATTATGACCAACAATATAATCGCATTTTTCACAGAGTTCATGAATAACTTTAAAACCTTCTTCCTGAGGAATACACTTTTGCTTAAATCTTGTGTCTGAATATCCAGTGATACGTTTTGCGTCGGCGCTTATTTTTAAATCTGTATCCCATTTTAAATACAGATCCTGACGATTTATTTCATAATTTTTTAGATTATTTTTTTCGTCTTTCCTTGTCTCAATGAAAAGAGTCGCTACTTGCCAAGGTAGGTTAAATTCACAGTTAAGGTTTAGGTTAAAAGTTTCGAAATCCAAAAACAATAACTTTTTCTCTTGAAATCTTATCAAGTGGTTATCCATTTATTTTCTCCTTGTAGGTTTCATATGAAAATTCATTAGAACACATCCCATCAAAATTAGGTTTTTCAAGCGATGTCCTTTTACTTATACATCTGTGTGTTAAATAGGCTCCAAAATCTTCTTTATTTTTGTAGTAGATGCTTTTAGATTTAATAACTTCATACTTTCCATCGCAAAAATTTAATATAGAATCAGATAAGTCCTGATCCACTAACACATCATTATCCTCTAGGAAAAATACAGGTTTGCAAAAAGAAAAATCAGGAACACAACGTGAATCAGTATATTTATTGACGTAAAGAAAAGAATCGTAAAATGGCACCCCAACAATTAAATCTTTTGTATAATACTCTTTAAATTTATTACTATCAATTCTAGGTTCGTAGTAAAAACCTTCCTGAGCAGCATAAGTATAAATTTTTATTAATTGTTTATACCCTTGGTGGTTACGTGCAAAAATAACATTTTTGTAAGAGTTTTTTCTACCTTCTTCTGATTTTTCTAAACAGTCTGGGCAAAATGTTAAACGTAACCCAAAGATTAACTTTATACCCAAGGCTTGAGAGTTAGTATAAGCTTCTAGAAAACCTGTCATGTTATCCTCTACAAGAAATACCTCCTTTAACCCTTCCTCAGAGGCTATATCAAATACTGAATCACTTACTTCTGGATTTTTTTCATCTTTTGGTTTGTCTAAAGTTAATATCGATCTGCCTAAACTACAATGGCTCTTAAAAAGAGGAACTATTTCTTCCATGCGACCAATTCTAATGAAATCATGAAAACATGTCAAGGATATTACTTGAAGTTTTTTGATTTTTGTGGCGAGGGCATCCATCGTACTTTCTTGACTCTATTTTTTGCCCATCTTTAGATACCAATTTCTTCTCTAAATCCTTCTTCTTAAAAGATTTACTAATCTCATTGCCGTCTTTATCGACAATAACAAAGTAATCATAAGGATCTAGATAAGGGCATCTCCACTTGCCTATTTTACACATCCAAGAATTTTTTTTCGTGTCGGCTGCGTAATTAGTTTTAGCAGTTTCTTCAGTGAAATTATTTACAATTGAAAAGGTGTGAGCCAGATAGTACTCCAAGCCCTTTAACTGATCATCAGTGAACTCCAATTGCTGGAGAGGCTGTTTGGGGTGACGTAAAAATTGAAACTCCACCATAGGTTTAAGCCCCTTCCATTCTTTCTTCGAGGCTAAGGTATAAACCATAGCTTGGATGTTTGAATGTAACTCTTCCCCCCTGAATTTATATTTACTGCTTTTGTAGTCTACAATCTTAATCTTTTTTCCGCGCTTGTAAACTATCGGCTTATCAATAAATCCTCTAACTTTGTATTCGGGGTCTTTGCTTTCTAGTAAGAATTCGTGCTCGGGTTTGTCCACCTTGCCGCCTTTTCCAAAGAAATCACAATTCAAACCTACAAGAATCATTTCATCTACTAGATTAAAATTTTCCTCATTGGTCATAGGAAGATCGTAAGCTTTTTCCATTTGAGTTAGATGCTTCAAGACTAACCTTAGGATAGCCGGGCTACTCTTAATAGAGCCACCTTTAATCAATTTGGTAAAATGTTTTTTATGCTTGGGTTTTACAAGCATTTCAAACGCCAAATGACATACAGTTCCTCGTAAAGCCCCCTCATTTTGTTTCTGAGGGACTTTTAAATGGTAGTTGCACCAATAGGACCAAGAACAAGTTTCAAGAGTCTTAATCCTAGAGGCTGAAAGAATTTTTTCTTTTACGGGTTTATCTGATTTTTCCATTGTAATATTTCACTCTTACTCATGCAGCCAAAGTCATTTTTGGTTGGTAATTCTATAGAAAGTTGTTGTTTGTCAAAATGTTTTAGCATGTCCAAGTAAATTTTTTGAGCTGCATCATTACCCGCGCTATTCATATCATTATTTAGAGAAATGTATATTTTCTCTAAGTTCAGCATAATTAAAACCTGTTTAACTTTAGATGAAACATTTAACCCAAATAAAACTAATGTATTTTTTATGCCAGCTTCCCACAAACTTAACATGTCACCTATGCTTTCAACTAAAAATACTTTTTTTTGTTCTGCTATGTATTTTCGGTTATACTTAAAAGGATATACCCAAAGTTTTTTCTGGCCTAAAAGTTTCCATTTTATAGGATTGTTCCCAGACACATCCCGTCCAGCACAACCAATTAACCTGTTGAGCTTGTCAAAAACAGGGAAAACATATCTACTTTTAAGCTTGCCATCCTTCATAACCCCACTTTCAAAAACTTTTAAAGTATCCTTCCCTATTCCCCTGTTTTGCCAATAAGTATATTCTGGATATATTCTATTTAAATTATCTTTGCTGTAAGGTCTAGAACTCTCAAGTTCAGGTTTTTGTACTTTTGGAGCTTGATAATTAAACTTATTTTTAATGAAGTCTTTTGCTTCAGTAATATCTTTTAAGTCTAAGGTAAGCTTTACTAGATCTTCTAGTTTTCCATATTTGTTTTCTTTAAAGTCAAACCATACCCCGGTGTCTTTTTTAATACATAAAACATTATGGTTATCAGAATCTCGATAAAGTGGTTTAGTTCTGTATTCCTTACCACAATCTCTTAATGTATAACCTATTTGAGTAAGTATATCTTTTACGCTATCACTCATAATAGTAAACCGTCATTATGACCCTCACCTTGTATATCAAAATTTTGAGACTCAAACCTTATAACATCTTCGAGAGACCCTTGCTCTGTTACTTTAAAATTAGACACCGAAAAATTTAAAAAGTTATTCATTAATTTTTCACTTTCAATTTCTCTGCCATCTACATTCTCCACAACTCTGCGTCTGATTAAATCTTGATGACCAGCAGCATCTTTACCTTGAAATCTAGTTTTAAGAGGAATCAGTTTGTGCGTTCCAAACCTCTCTCCATCTAAAGCGATCTCATCAAGAGTCTTTCGTCGAAAAATAGCTGTAAACGTTGCAAACCATTGTAATCTATCTGAAAGAGCAATTGCAGAACTGTCATCTACTAGAGTGCTAGAGCTTCTGTTGTGACTCTCTCCAGCTCTATTCATCTGCATAGCTGTGACCAATGGAGCGTTGACTTCTTCAGCTATTCTTTTAAGTTTATCAATCTTTTCGCCGATAGCTTGATGCTCCGCCCAACTTTGACTTACTTTTTCTCCTGTTAGCTTAACGTAATCATAAGCAATAATGCATTTATTACCTCTTCCTACATGTTTCATGTGCCATCTTCTTATTAAAGCACAAATCTCATCAACGTTTTTATTTTTGACATGGTAGTGAAAATATTTATGAGCCTTAAGATTATCAAAGTATTTTCTGACTTTCTCTTCCATCTCTTTATTATTTCTGAACTTCCCTGTCTCAAGATACCACAGAGGTACTCCAGTATTAGCTGCTGCCATACGAAACTGAATTTCTTCGGTGCTCATTTCTGTATCAAGAACAAGTACAGGTATATCAGCTTTAATACCTGCCCCCAAGCACAAGTCATTTATAAAAGTAGTCTTACCTTGGGCAGGGCGAGCAACAATAGCATAAACATTACCATCCCTTAACCCTCCAAATAAACGGTTAAATTCTGGGTAATTAGTAGCTAATCCTGTTTCTTCTTGAGGATTATTACCCCTTTCTTCGATCAAGTATTCAAGATCATCAAAAACATTCTTAGGATCATCTTCAAAGGAGTAAGTGCTTACCTTATCTCCGTAAATAGAGTCTGATTTAGAAATTATTTCTTCTAAGTCCTCACAGGAAGAATTAGTTACATGATCTTTGATACGGTCAGCAGTTTCATTTATTTCTCTTCTGACTCTAAATTTTATTAGCTCTTTGCAAGCTTCAGTAACTGCATCTTTAGTTATAGGGGTGTAATGAAGGGTGTTTATGTAATCATGAATGTCTATGTCATCTTTATAGGAAATACCTAAGTTAGATATCTTGTTAGAAATTAGGACTTTGTCGATTTTGTTTCCATTAAGAATAGACTCTCGTAAAACACAATAAATTGTTTGATGAACTTCGTTATAGAAGTCACCGACATTTACAAAAGAGTCAATCTCAGGAAGGACATCAGGGTGTTTAAGTAGTCCGCCGAGCACATGGTGCTCGACCTGATTAGAGTATATTGGCATCTGTTTTAACTTTTATTTTTAAAGTATCTCTGTCACTTGTACACTCTATCAACTTTAAAGAAATAGTCAAACAAATTATCAGGAGCCTGAAGGCCTCCTATAGCAGTATAAACTGCCATACCCTTCTTAGCTCCAGCATAGATCCCTCTATGCACTGTTGAGTTAGCCCCCATCATCCTACTCAACTGCTCAAACCCATGTTCTAAACTAGACTGAGGTATATTATCAAGAGAGTACTTATCACCAATAATAACACAAGCTGCTACGTTACCCGTAGAAGCGTCTACCCCTGCAAGAATATTCTTACGTAAATTATCTCTAACTGCATAAGATATACCTGTTTCGCTAGTGTCCCTCACGGGAGTAGCTCCAAACATAATAATTCCAGAAGAAAAGATAGTATCTAAATCAGCTTTATCAAAGGTGGTATATGCGGATTCCTTGGCAGAAATCTTGTTAAACAAGTGAAATACCGAGCAAATGCTACTATTAGCTGTAGACCAGAACTGATTAACGCTTAACTTAGGGTAAAGTTGCTTAATTTTTTCATTATCTAGAATGACTAGTGGTGAAATAACTCCAGCTTTTTGAAGATCCAAAACCTTCAAGGTAGTTTTCTTGGCATTCTCTTGAACTTTAATACCTTCACCTTTTGTGGGTAAGGCTAGAATACAGCCGACTTTAGCGTCAGTATCCTTAGTTTCTTTTCCAAGAGACTGATTTAAATCGTGGCAAATTTCTAAAACACGAGCTACACCTCCAGCTCCTGTCCCTCCACCAGCACCAGCGCAGACCAAAACTCTTTCATACCCATTTCCAAAGCTCTTTTTTAAGAAATCAAGAATATCTTCATAACGAGTCCTAAAAACTTCATCAGCCGCGTCAGGATTTTTACCAGCTCCTCCATCACCAATTAAAAGTTTATTAGCTTCAGGTATTTTAATCAAAGAAAGGTCTTGTTGAGCTGTATTTATAACACATACCCGACGGTATCCCAAATTCCAAAATGACTCTGCGAGCCGGGAACCTCCTTGTCCCACTCCTACTACAGCAAAATTAAAAGCAGCATCATCAAATTCATCTTTTATAGAATCTTCAACTGGATCATCATCTGGCAAAGGTATATCAGGTAAATCAATTCCTAAATCCTCCACCGGTTCTGGGGTAATCGGAGTTTCAATTTTTTCTTCACTAGGTATTGGTACTTCAGGTTTTAAAGATTCTCCTGCTGTTAAAGTTACTGGTGGAATTTCATCTTTTGGGTAGTATTCGTTAATATCTGTATCACTCATCTTCGTATCCTTCTTCTTCGTATCCTTCACCAGAGTCCTCTGAGAACGAACCAGTCATATTGTTAATAAAAGCATCTGAATTCATCGATTCCATGGCTTGAGTCCAGTGATTCACAAGATATTGTAACGACATAGCGTTTTTTTCGCTCTCCACTTTGGAGTAAACTTGTGGATTACCTTCTTCATCAAAGTTAAACAACATAAACCCCCCGCAAGACCATTCACTAATTTGATCCAGAAGCGAGTCTGGTATTCTAGTGTTCTCATTTTTACTCATTTGTATTACAATATTACACTATTTTAGATGTCTATTTCAAACTTATCTTTAATATACTCTCTTGATAACAAGTCTATCTCTTTTTCGAAAATCTCTATAATTTTAAAGTTATTATTTTCTAACCATATTCTTTTCTCGTTATCTCGCATAATTGATCTTAAATATGTAGCTCTAGAATTATTATGAAAAAACTTATTGAAAGATTCATGTTGACTACCTTGACTTTCAACAGCAATTCTTTTCGTCATATTAATTAAGTCAACCTTCATTCTTGTTCCATAAACTGGAAACTCTTCATAACAAATTTGACTATACCAAAAAGTTTTAAAAAATTGTTTTACGTTGTACTGAAATTTGGATCTACATTTTTTGTCCCATTCTACCCTGTACTTAGTTACGCTTCGGTTTACTAATTTACCACCTATATCATATAGCTTCACGATATAACCGATAAAGCATTTCTAAATTTATCAAAAAGATATTTACAAACCTCTTGATTTTTTTCAAGATATTTTCTGAAGTTGTCACCACCTTGATGCTTGGGTTCCATTTCTATACCAGCGGCACTAAGCTCTTCAATAATAGAATCACTTACAGTAATCCACGGACCTTTTACCTCAACCATGTCCCACTCCATCATAAACTGCATAACCTCATACTCGACCCAAATACTTTTACCATTAGTTCTCCCATACTTTACAGGATAACGAATAACAGACCCGGTTTTTTCATTTGCAGTTTTTCTGAAAATAATTTTACAATAATGACCTTCAGGTTTTTCTGATTTAGCAGGAATCAAATCGCCTTTGAACCTTTGCTGAAATTCTAGAATCCAATCTGAATAATGAAGAAGAGCATTTCCGCCTGAAGCATTAGTTAAGTTCGGATCAGTTTTTTCATACTGATTGACACTAACTTTGCTCCTGACTTGAGAAATCATAAAACAGATATGACCTTTTGTTGAAAGTCCGAGAGCCATTTTCTTCAAGAAGTTAGAGCTCAAAACTGAACCTCCTGCTACCTTGTCTGATTCCTCAAAAGAACGATCTAGATCTTTTTTAGGAACTAAAGCATCCATTGAGTCAATAATAAAAAAGTACTTACAATCAGTTTGATTATTCATGACAAGCTCTCTCATCAACTGTAAGACGCTTTCAAAAATATTACTTTTGTAAACGAACCATTTTTTATCTGATGTATCAACACCAGATCTCGCTATCATTTCATGAGAAAGACGACCTTCAGACTTAATGTAAACCACCATACCGTTTTCTACGGTTTTCTGGAAGTTTCTAGCGAAAGAAAGAGCACATGAAGTTTTCCCTCCCTCGGAAATACCTGAAGCCCTGATTACACCGGGTCGTAAACCGCCAGACATCTCGTTATCCATGAGAAGACTACCACTGGATACAACATAGCTAGGGGCTTCTTCGAAATTAAAATGCTCATCTTTATGATCTTTAAGGTAAGACTGAATTTGATCTATAGGGTTAAAACCCTCAACTGTTTTCTTTTTTGCTGCCATATTTTAAGAACTCTTCTATTGTTTTCGTCTTTTTAACAATTATTTTATCTTCTCCAAATTTAGAATCACTAATGTCATATTTTTCAGTGCCTTTAATCTCCATTGAAAACTTACCATACTCAATTTTTAAGTATGTAAGCCCCTGAGGTGATATGTACCAACATAGACTATCAGCAATAAATTTAGGAGGTAGCGCTTTCCAAAACGCTTCAAGCGGATACTTTTCTATTAGCTTCTTAGTTATCTTCATTTCTCTGGAAGTAATACCTTTATTCTTCCAAATACTCTTAGGGTCCTTAAGAAACTTATTGATTATGAATTGATTAAGAGTAGGTTTACGCTTCCGTCTACCAGCCATAAACCTATCTTGGGGTAATCTTCATTTAAAGTCAAGGTAAAGTTATTGAGAAAGCTCAACGTCTTTTTTGACCATTCTGGAAACCAAATCTGTGAAAGATATTTTAGGAGACCATCCTATCTCCTCCCTTGCGGGGGTCGAGTCTCCATAAAGTAAGTCTACTTCGGCTGGTCTATAATATTTTTCGTTTACCTCAACTAACACGCCATTTTCTGAAGAAATATATTTTTCATTTACCCCCTCACCTTGCCAAGAACCTTCAATACCTACTTCTGAAAAAGCAGCTTCCACGAACTCTTTCACTGTATGAGTCTCATTACTGGATAAAATGTACTCTTTAGGCTCTGACTGGTTGAGCATACGCCAAACCCCATCAACAAAATCTTCAGAATCTGACCAATCTCGTTTAGCATCAGTGTTACCAAGAGATAAAGGTTTAAAATCTTTACCATCAAGTAAGGATTTGTATATACGAGCTACACCTTTGGTAATTTTTCTCGTGACAAACTCTTCTCCTCTCCTGATACCCTCATGGTTAAAAAGAATACCATGTACTGCGAAAATACCATAAGATTCCCTGTAAACTTTTACAATAAATCTAGAAGCAACTTTTGAGACTCCATAAGGGCTTCTAGGTTTAGGCGGATGGTCTTTATCCTGTGGG